GGATGGTTGCCATCATCTCGATATCTGCCTTGGAGCCGATGATTTCAGCTCCCGCCGCGAACTTTTCATTCAGTCCGCGAGCCTCGCCGGTGATTTCCATTGCGATTCTGTTGATGTCCTCGATCTTGATTTCCATGTTTTGTCCTTTCTGCCCTCGTAACCTCCGGGGCGGGACTCGTTTTTCTTTTACAGTTTGTTAAGCAGATCCTTTGCAAGAATCATTGTTACATCGTGTTTCTCTTTGTCAGACAGGCTGTTCCACTTTTCAACGCCGCAAACGCTAATGTAAGCGGTCTTCGCTGCGTTCAGAAACATCTCAAAAAATTTTTCGTTCGTCATTGTCTTGCTCTCCTTTTCTGCCTTTCGGCTCTGTATTTCCTCTTTCTGATTGTATTATACGCCAATGGCGTACATATTGCAAGATGGAATATTGCCCAAAGTATCGCTCTCTGATTTGTGCAATAAGCCAATGGCGTATATAAAGAGAGAGCGGGCTGTTGTCCGCTCTCAGTCTGCAAGGCCGTAATTCTCGGCCACTGCCCATATAAACATCCTGTGCCATTCCCGTGCCGTGCGCTCGGATATGTGGAGGACAAGCGCCGCGCCGTTGATCGTGTGCGTCTGCCGCCAAAAGACCATATCAATCAGCCGCAGCCGCTCCGCTCCGTCCGCTTTTCTGGATGTGCTTTCTATAGCCCGTTTTACGGCATCGTATTCGCGCTGTGCGTTCCGGGGTAGCTCCCGTATGGATATGTCCTCTACCGTGCGCTGTGCGCTGTGTGAGCCGGGCATACCGCTGTACGCCGCCGTTGTGCTCTGCTCATGTATCGCAATCAATTCAGAGCAATGTTCCGGGTAAGCGCGGATCATGTACTTGGCGTACTGCCACCAGCCATGCTTATTCCTGCTCATCTTCCCTCCTCAAACATGATACTTTGCCACATACTGGCCATAGCTGATTCCCTCGGAGCGGGCAAGCTCGATGACCTTGGTGATCGTCATGATTGGTTTCTTTCGGCTTCTCTTTCGCCGGGTGATGGCATTGTCAACCTCTTTAAGCGTTCCGTTCTGCTCCACCAGCTTCGTCAGGCTCTCGCCGTACTTGATAGCATCGCAGCATTCCTTACTGCATCCCCTGTACTTCATCGGGAGCTGGAAGAAAGTTCCGCATACCGGGCATTGTCTATACATCGTTAAGTTCCTTTCCAGTGATTTCAATCACTATGTTTTCTTTGTCCTCGCCGAACCTGTGGCAGACCTCTCGCAAGTGCTTTTTGTTGTCATCGGCCAGCATCCTGCCTTTGAGAGCATCCACGATCATCTTGCCCATGACGGCGTGGTTATCGATGTCGAGGCCGTCAGACCAGTAGAACACCACGCTTGCCTCTGTGAGCATCTGGTAGCTTCCCAGTCTGTTCAATGCGCCGACCGTAAGCATATGCCACAGGTCAGCGTCTTTCTTTCGCTGCGTCCAGTGCTTCCCGCTGTAGTAGGCGTTCATGGAGTAGTCTCTGTTCCATTTCGCTCTTGCCTTTTTGTCTGGTGGGTATGGGATTCTGAGCGTGTAGGTCATTTGTCCTTCCTTGCCGCCAGTACGCATATCGCAGCGATGTCCAGCAGCAGACCGGGGAGAGATGTGTCGGCGAAAATGTGTAGCACTAAGATCGTGTATACATACCACATAGTCAGTCCTCCATATCTTTTTCCCCATAAGAGCAAAAGTCATTTGTTGGTGCATCAGCGATGCGCATAGGGCAGTAACCCGTTGCTCTCCACTTGCAGTCCTTGCAGCGGATAACCGGGGCGGCATCCACAGTCGGTGCAGCCTGAATCGCAGCGAAGCAGTCCGCTTTATCTTTTGCGGTTGCAAGGGCGTTGAAAAGTTCTCCCTTGCTGATTAAATCACTCATTCGATTTCCTCCATTTCAATTTGTCCGGGAATCCAGTCCTTTGTATGAGCGTACTTACTATCTTTCCATCTCCAATCGTCTGGATGCGCTTTGGCGTACTCTGTTAGCCATTTGTTTCGGTCTATCAATCCGTCAACTTTAAAATCTGTCAATCCTATCATCCATTCGATTTTCTCAACAAGTTGTGGGAAATTTTTTCTTAGACTTTCCGCTCGTGTTCTGTAGCATTCGGGCAAAACCAACATCCATCTCTAATAATGCCACTGCTATAATGTGGCGAAAGCATCCCTTCTTTCCTGCAAATCTCATAACATTCAGTTTCGTTTACTCCAAGCGATGCTAAAATGCTTTGGTTGCGGTCGTTAAGTCTGATCAATCTTTTCGCTTCGTCCGCAGCGTACCCAAGCATACAGTATCCTTCTTTTTGTTGCTGAGCTTTACCTGTTTCTGTCTTTACTGCGGAAAATATACACATTTCTCGCGAAAACGCTGTAATACCATACATTTTTCCGTTATTCTCTTTGCGCTTTGACCTTGTGTAAACCTTTGTGCATAGATCAACAGCAGTTTTCTTTGACTTGACCACATTTACGGTCAAACCCATTTTTCGAAATCGCTCTACGCACTCATCCACAAACTGATACATGACTGGAAGCGTCGCAGGAATCTCGTCATCCCACATCATGCGGACATGATTCACTTGTCGGATAGGTATCCCAAGCTCCAGCATAAGAAGGATTGTAGCAGTTGAATCTTTTCCGCCGCTCCACGGAACATCCCATTCATGCTCGCGCATTTCTGCGATGCTCATTAGGTTCAGCTCGTTCATTCGGTTTCCTCCTCATCCATCTTCGCACCACAGTAGGGGCAGTAGTCTTTGTGCCACACAAGATGATACTCTCCATCATCATAAGGAAACTCGTTACACACGGAGCAGAAATTTGCACCAGTTTCATCATGTTTCCAATGCCCATGCCTTACAGGCACGGCATCCACTCTCGGCATCTGCTCAGTGCAGAACTTTTCTTCATAATATCTCTTGAGGCCACCAAGCCGCGAGATAATCTCAACGCAGGCATCCGAAAGATAATTGCGCGAGTTATTCCTTTCGATTTCGTAAAGCCAGCTCTCTATCACGCTGATAGGAACGGCATCCACGGTCGGCATCCGATTTACGTAGCCCTTAATTTCAACAAACGCATTCAGAGCTATTGAGTTTGGAGCGGTTCGGCTTTCCTCTTCAAGGTGTTGCAGAAGTTCATCACGGTTAATTAGATCCATCATTCTTCCTCCATTCTGAGCAGCCGCCGTTATATCGCCAGACGCAGCGGCTGCATTTACCATAGCAGGGTTTCATCTGTTCCTGCTCCTTTCCGGGTCGAATCCATCCGGGTATTTCCGTTTCAGCTTTTCTTCTGCCGGACAGATGCAAGCTCTAATCAGATGCGCGATCACCTCACAAGTCCAGCCGTTGCCAAGCATTTTGTACGCCTGACTATTGGATACGCAGGAGAAGTCATACCACTCCGGCACGGTCTGCAACCGCTTGCATTCGGTAACTGTCAGCTTGCGAATGATGTAGTAGCCGTCTTTCAGTTTGATTGAATACTGCTTGCCTTTTATGGTGATTTGTCCGTTGCTGACTTCGTACACGGTGATTTGCTTGCCATCTTTGCCAATGGCTTTGATTGGCTTGCCGTTCTCGTCAAACTCGATTGCATAACCAACATAATTGCTTGTCTGCTTAATGGGGTTGTCGGGGAATAATTCGCTCTTTAAGCTCCCCTCTCCGTCACCCTTGTAGGCATAACTCGCTGATACCGTCTTTGCTTTTCTGTCTGCGGTGCAGTTGATAGGCTCGGCAACCATATTGCCTTGATTTTTCGTGAAATATTCGCGTTCCGTAGTTCTGCCAGCACTTGCAATCACAGCGTGTCCTTTTTCACGCATAGCAACCGCACTATCCAACACATCTTTCAGCAGGATGCCTCTGTCCTCCGGCTGTTCCACATTGACTTTGCTGTATGTGCCGTCAGCATTCCGCTTGCCGACCCAGTACAACCGCTGTCTGTTCTGTGCGGATACCAATGCGGAGTTGATTAGCACCGCCTCAAATCCAAAAGCCTCGCCGATGCTTGCCCTGATCTGTTTGGACATCGATTTGTTGTTTTCATAAATGAAATACTTCGGCTTCGCCTCGCGCAATGCCCGGACATACTGACTGAACAATTCCCATCCCATACCGCTGGCAACGGTTTCCCTGTTCTTGGTCTGCGCGATGCTCCAGTATGTACAAGGACTACCGCCAACAAGAAAGTCAACCCCCTCATACTGCGTGAAATCAGCCGTGAACACATCTCCATGCTCCCGTATCATCGGAAAGTTGTGCTGTGCGGTCTTTACCGCGTACTTGTCGATTTCGTAAGCATCGTAGCTTTCGACATCTACCCCTGCCAACTTCATGGCGATCATACCGCAAGCCATGCCGTCAAAAAGGCTTAGTATCTTCATGCTCACCTGTGAATACTCCTTTCCGGGTCAAAGCCGTCCGGGTATCTCTTCTTCAGCTTCTCGATGTTCTGCCGCATCAGCTCCTCCACCGTGGTTTCCATCGCTTCGGCCGCCAGTGCGACATACCACAGCACATCGCCGAGTTCCTCACAGATTCTCTCTTTGTCCAGCTCATGCCCTTGAAATGTGGCCTTTTTCACGATGTCTGCAACCTCGCCCGCTTCGCCGCAGAGACCCAGCGCAGCATTGATGATGCTCGCGCCGTTCCCTGCCGTCCGCATGGCGAGATTCTGATAGTCAAGCATGGTCTGTGCCTTTTCCAGTTCACTGGCGTCATCAAGTGCCATTCTGTCACAATCGCAGCTAACCCAGTATGCAACCCCGTCAATAACCGTATCTGGCTTAATCGGGAAATCGGGATCGACTTCTTCCTTAACGAGCCAAGGGCAGCTCAAATCGCAACCCTTTGGCGGTACACTTGCGCAGCATCTGAGCGCTTCAACAATCGTTTTCATTTCGCACCCCTTTTCAGACTGTCAACCTGTGCGCGGAGCAGCGCGACTTCTTTCGCTCTCCGCTCCCTCTGCTCTTCCTCGGCGGCATCCACTCCGCACGCCGCCATGCCCAGCACCACCGCCACCGTGATGAAGATCCCGGCGAACACGCCGAATAGCAGCGGCTTGCCCATGTTGGCCTTGATAGCAAGGCCGATAACCGTAAATTCCGTGACCTGCCCGAATACCATTCCGAGCAGGACTTTCTTTCCCTTTGTCATTTTCATTCTCCTTTTCATTTGATTTTTACCATTCTTTCTGCTGCTTCCAAATCATCAAAGCCCTGAGAGTCGGCTTCCGTTCCCCATCTTGAGTCTTTGCCGAAAGTTCCCGTTTTCTGCTTCGGTTCTGTCTTTAGAGGGAACACGCCCTGCCATCCTCGTTGAATAGACTGCTCAATGATTGCAATCTGCGTTTCCTCATCGCCGGGAGCGAGTTTCTCCAACTCCCGAATAGTGAGCGCAACAGCATCGGCTGTCATTGGCTTCTTCATAGCTTTACGGTGAGCTTTGAATTTCTCTAAAGCCGCATCCCGCCCCCCTATGGGGGGAGGGGGGGATACTTTCTTTTTGTCTTTGTCTTTGTCTTTGTCTTTGTCTTTGTCTTGCGCTGATATCATGTTAATATTAGAGTCAGAATTTCTAATATTAGAACTTTTCACATTAATATTAGAACTTCTCTGACTCCTGTTTTTTTCTGCGGTTTCAATCTTCCGCTGATAGATTTCTGCCTGTACATCTATCTTCTGCTTTGCGCTCGGCCAGATGAACCTCTCATTCCCCTTGAAGTCGGGAGTTATTCCGTCCTCCGCGTAGTGAAGCATCGCAAGGAACAACCGCCCGATCTCCGCATCGGAAAGTGGCTCAAGGCAGTCCGCAAACTCTGTATAGACTTTCAGATACTTTGCCATATCTCAGAACGGAAGCTCGCCGTCATCCTCAATCTCGACAAACTTGGGCGTGGAAGAGGATTCCTTCTTGCCGCAGAAGTCAACATTGCTGACCAGCACCTCAAGCACCGTGCGCTTCTGTCCTTCCTTTTCATAGGAGCGGGAGCGAAGCTCGCCAGTGATGGCAATCATATCGCCTTTGCCGAAATACTTGTTGACGAATTCTGCCGTCTTTTCCCATGCCACGCAGGGAATGAAATTCGCTGTCTTCTTTTCGCCATAGCCGGAATCAACGGCGATGGTAAAGGATGCCACGCTCTTCCCGGTCTGCGTTGCACGGAGTTCCGCGTCCCGCGTCAGCCGACCCATGATGTTTACACTATTCATTTTTTACCCCTTTCTATAAATCACTTTTTCTTCTGTCCAGCCCGGATACAGGCGGCACAGATAGCGTCTGAAATCGTTGGACATCTTCCTGCTTTCTTCGACCTCTCGATCCGTTCCCGGCTGGTCGAATACCCTGTGGCAACGGGGGCAGAGGGTGAGGATGTTCTCCTCGATGCCCATTCCCAACCGTGAGCGGGAGATGTAGTGCGCATTCGGCTGTCCATCATGAGAGCCGCACCAGATGCAGCACTGTCCGTCCCGCTCCCATACTTTTTCCTTTGTCTGCGGCTTTATCATGGTCGCTTTAGTTACCCTGTTCAGACTTCCACCCCACTTTCATGCGCTCCAGCTCCTGCGGCGTGAGCGTCTCTATTCCGAGTGCTTTGCAGTCTTGCGCAAGGTGGTCAACCAGCAGCGAGAACTGCTTTGTGTCATAGGCTGACGATCCATAAAAAAGAACCACATTCGTGCAACCCTGTATCTTGCTCGGCATTCTCTCAGTTTGCCAGCCTATGCCATGACCCTCCCACGCTCGGCAGAGGTCATCAGCGGCGGCAGTCTTGACGCAGACGGTATCGGAAACGCCGCCAATGTCTCGGATAGTGTTTCGATAAATCTCCGTCTTTGTCAAGCCCGTTTTCTCGGCCAGCTTGTCTATAAGCGTCCAGCAGTACGCATTTGCGTCCAAGCTCCGCTTTTTCTTCTTCGGTACAAGGTCATATTCTCCCGGCTGAAAATCCCTTGTCAGTCGAACCGCCGCAGGGTCTGAGGTGGAGAAAATCAGCTCTCCACCCGACCATCTGACTGCATCAAGTCGCATTCTTCTTTTTCTGCTCCGTCATGCAGTTCCAGCACAGCACCCGGCCATAGGTTTTTTCTGATGCCGCCTCAATATCTTCTGGGGTGTAGTCATTGCCGCCGAAGCGAACCGCCTTGATTTCCTGCCCGCAGGACTCGCACCAGTGCGCGGATCGGGCGGCGGCGAAGCTCTCATGGCTGATGCCCTTGCTTTCCTTTGGCTTGTCCTCGGATTCGGGCAAATCCTCCCCGGCGTAGATATACAGCCCCAGTCCGTGACGAGCGACTGCCTTGGTCAAACTGCGCTGAATGCTCTTGTTAATGTCGAAGGATGTCACCTTGTCGGCGGGAATGCTCTTGTTCTTGTAGTCCATTACCGGGAGGTACTCGATGCACTCGATGCCGTTACAGGTCACGCCCGTCTTTACCCAGCAGGTTTTTCCGTCCGTGAAGTAATTCCAACCGTCCGCATTCTCATAGACCGTGTAGGTGGTATCGGGGAAAGCCTTCTTGATTTCGCCCCATGCCCATGCCCACGAAAGATAGGTGAGGCCGTTCTTCTGCTCCGTGTGGCCGTTGACATTGATGTCATTCAGCGTTCTGAAATAGTTCTCTGCCATGTTAGCTCCTCTAAATGTTTAATTCTCTCGATGAAAATTGCGGGATTCCGTGTAACCACACGCTTTTCCGCATTGCGATTGGGAGGTCGAGCAGGAATGCCAAGATCTGATTGTCGAGGTCTGCGCGGCAGTTCTCGCACAGTCTTGAATACCAGTCCTCGGTGAATTCTCCGCAGCATCCGCAGCTAGCGCCCTCAATCAGCGATGTGCCGCCGCAGCTGGGGCAGCCAGCCCATTTCTCGCCGTTGTCCTCGATTACCTCTGCGGGGTCGGCGAACACCGCCCCGCAGTAGTCGCACTTGTACTCAATCATTCTTCGGTTCACCCCACTGGTTAACCTCGACTCCGTTGATAGAGCAGTAGTAATAGGATGTTTCCTCATCGAATTCCGTTTCTGCGATTTCACTCAGGACGAACGCCTGATCACTCGGAATGCCGCTGTAGCAGACGATTTCCGACTCCGTTTCTGTCCGCAACGCCGGAGAAACGATAGTTGTAAGCGGAACGCTAACGGAAACGCATCTGATTGCCTGTTTTTTCCCGTTGATTTTCTTGACGATTTCCTCCACCTTGCGGACAGCAGTCGCCAGATCTTCCAGCTGTTCAAGATAGTCAATTTGCGAAACCAGTTCCTTCACCTGTTCAGCAACATCTCTTTTGGGATCCAGTTCTTTTTCTTTCAGCTTTTTGAGATAATTCATTTCAAATCCTCCTTTTAATTTTGCCTTTGCGTTGCGACTGAACGCTATTCCGTGGCAGTGCCTTGCAGTACAGCGCCTTTGCGAAGCTATCCGTGCTATTCCTGCGCCGTGCGTACCGTTGCCTATCCAATGCGCGTCCACGCCATGCCCAGGCGGTTCTCATCATTGCTACGCCTTTGCACACTTTGCTACGCCTGAGCGATGCGACTCCATTCCACCGCTCTCCAAAGCTATGCCGGAGCTGAGCGTTTCGATGCAATTCCTTTTCATTCCAAAGCTATGCCCTATCTGCTCGGTTCGGAGCCATTCCTGTGCGACTCCATTCGTCTCCATGCCGCAGCTTATCCCTGCTTACCTTTCCACTGCTCATCATAGCCTAGCCCCTGCACATCTCCGCGAAGCTATTCCTTTGCAAAGCGGATCACTGCAATTCCGAAGCCATTCAATTCCGTGCCGTAACGATTCGCCTCCGTGCGTTTCCGCCGCCGCTCATTGCAATGCTGTTCCGATGCGCGTCAAATCGAGGCTATTCCGTTCCTCAGCTCAGGATTTCGTATTCAAATCTGCCCTTGCCGCTGTTTCGCCACTGGCCGAGGCCGCGAAGCTGACCGTAGTCGAGCAGCTCAATGAGCCACTTTTCCATGTCAATGCCCTTTACAGATCCGTAAGAGATTTCAAAGTCCATCCAGCTCCCGGCGGGGACTTCTTCGGAGTTGGCAAGGCTCACACGCTCGCCCTTGGGGGTCTGCGCTCTGAGAGGCCGCTGGCACTCTCCCATAGCCCCAGCCGTGTGGATCATAATCTTTCGCGGCTCGATGAAAACCACCGTATCAAGGACGCTCTTGTAAGCCTTGACCGCTTCGCTTTCCGTTCCCTTTATTCTGCGGAGGCCACCAGCGGCGTCTTTGAAATATCCCTTAATCTGGTAATCCCACATAAAGGGGATTCCGTTCTCCTTGGGGAACACCGTCATGGCCTTATCGGCGAAAGCCTCAGCACCGATGGCGGCTACCTCTTCCTCCATGCTGGTAGCATCGGGAGCGCGGCTTGCCACATACTCGCGGGCGATGTTGGCGTTGGCGGGGGAAGTGCCGAGCATAGGCTCAAGCAGATTTACGCGAACCTTGATAGAGTTGAAACCGAACATTTTATTTTCTCCTTTGTTTTTAATTTTCGGCTCAAATCAGAGCCGTTATGATTTCCTTGAGGATGACGGCAAGGCATCCAGCCGCCGCCGCTTCGATGATTAAGAGCTTGATTTTATAAGCTCTCATTTCTCTTGCCCTGTCCTGATGCATCAGGATGTATTCTTCTTCCGTCATAGCATCACCACCGCTATGAGCAGGACGGTCACGGCGATTGCCACAAGGCAGCCGTTCAAGATGCGGTTTTCTTTCCGCAGTCGGCGGTTTTCCCGCCGAAGTTCGTCAGGTGATTTCTTCATTTCTCCCTTCCTTTCTTTTGAGTTAAGTGGCTCACCGCTACTTTTCTATCAACCCGGAAAGCCATCTCAAACGCCTTTGCAAGCACTGAGCAAAAGCCGGTGGGCATTGGAATCTCGCCCATGTTATTCCTCCTTCTTGTTCTTCAGATATTCCACAACGGCGGCCATCCCTTCGATGTAGGTCAGCGCCTTATCTTTGAGTTCTACGCTGTCAAGTTTGGCGATGCTCTCCTTGAGCTTTTCGCCAGCGGCCTTTTCCTTGTCAGACATTTTTTCACCCCCCTTCGCTTAATTACATTACGCATTATACATAACCTAATTACGCTTGTCAAGCCTTTTTCGTAATTTAGTTACGGTTTTTCTTGACTTTTTTCTTTCCCCGTGTTACTCTATCGGCAGGAGGTGATAATTTGACGATCAACGATAGAGTAAAAGCGGTTCGGGTTGCAAAAGGGATCTCAATGGAAGAATTCGGAAAGCAGGTTAATGTTTCGCGCCCCGCAATCTCGATGATAGAAAGCGGAAAGAATAATGTGTCCGAACGAATCATTGCCGACATCGTAAGAGTTTTTGGTGTAAACGAACTCTGGCTCCGAACAGGAGAGGGCGAGATGTTCAAGAAGGCCACCAGAAACGAAGAGCTTTCAAAGTTTTTTTACGATGTACTAAAGGCCGATGATGAATCTTTCCAAAAGAGATTTGTCGCGGCATTGGCGAACTGCACTCCAGAGATGTGGGAACTGGCTGCCAAATTTATTGACGATTTGAGCAAATAAAAAAAGAGCTGCCGGAAGCCCGACAGCTCTTTACATCTTCGCCTGTTTATAGTAAGATTATAGCAAACTACAAACAAACATCAGGATTGTGCGCAGTTCCTCATCGGAAGCGCATTTGATTGCCTCGATAATCTCCTTGATTTTCATTTTTGTTACCTCCTGTTTTGATTGTGTCTCAACGAAACATTGAGTAACTACAACGGACTATAACATATCATTGTTTCCAAGTCAATGGCTTTATCTGCCTTTTTCAGCTTTTTTATAGTCCAACCATACGCCAGACTGTTTTAGACCCTGTTCAAAGCGCGGGTCTACTTCTCCGGGAACGGGCTTTGCGTGGATAGGCTTAGCTCGTACAGGGAATTTGCTTTTTGCCGGTTTCCTGTGCATCGGTTCTTCCTCCATTCATTTTTATGTCTAAAGGATACGCTTACACATAGGCTCAAACAAGCCACAGGAAGCGGTTTTATACGGCTAAAGTAAGGTTTATTTAAGGCTCAGTAGATCACATTGGAGGGAATATCGTGAAAACATCAGCAGTAAGTGAAATTATCGCGCATCTAAAGGCGATAAAGGAAGAGGAAAATCTGTCTTGTCAAGAAATTTTTGAAATGGTGGAGGAAAACGGGGATTCCGTGTCTCTCGCCACAATCAAGCGAATCTTCGCGTCTGGAAGTGAGGAGCAGCGGTTCAGATATGAGGATACCGTTGCACCTGTTGCCAGAGTCCTTTTCGGGTCTAAACGCCCGGCGGAGGAACTATCGCCCGATAAAGTGACAGGATTGCAGGAGGCTATAATAATTCGGCAGAAGATGTCAGAGGAAGCAAACAGGCAGCTTGCCGAGAAGGACAGGCACATACGGCGGCTCGGAGAGGAACGCGATTTATACAGAAGCCGATCCTATTATTTTAAGCGGATGACTTTTGTGCTTGCTGCCGTTCTCATCATATTATTTATTGTAGATATTATCCTCCCGGGCGCGGGATGGCTGAGTATTGATCTAAAATAAAAGGAGGAAAAACATGGCAATGATTAACTGCCCGGAGTGTGGGCATGAAATCTCGGACAAAGCCCAGGCGTGTCCGTACTGCGGCGCGGAGAAGCAGCCGGAGTACGGTACAGTCCTGTTTGCAAAGCAGCCTGTATCAGCTGCTAAACGGACGGCCAAAACAAAAGTGTATGTCGATGATGAATGGATCGCCGACTTAAAGGACGGAGATACATATTCCCTCATGCTGCCGTTCGGAGAACACAAGGTAACGCTCAAGACAATGGCGGTAACAACCGAGAAAACAATAGTCCTTACCACGGAGAACGCAAAGTACACTCTTTCATTCGGAATCGGAATCGGAAAGCACAACCTTACATCTGGAGATATGACGAAAGGCCGCGTCTGCCCCTACTGCGGCGGCACTATGCAGGTGCAGACCGTAACCCAGCGCCGGAAGATGGGTTTTTTCACGGCGCTGTTAATCGTTGTTTGCACTCTCGGTATCGGTCTGCTCATTCTTCTGCTGCGGAAGAAAGATGAAGTGGTAACATACTCTGTGTGCCAGAACTGCGGAAAGAAAATTCAGCTTAAATAAAGTGTAGCCCCATCTGTCTTTTTGCAGGTGGGGCTTCTCATAGGAGGAATCACATGAAAAGAGTAGAACCGGGCGAAAGAGCGGCTTTGTACTACCGCGTCAGCAGCGAGGAACAGGAAAAGTTCGGCATATCGCTTGATGCTCAGAGGGAAAGGCTGGTGGAGTATGCAAAGGAAAACAAGCTCCGCATTGTTGGGGAATTTCGGGACGGAGGATTTTCTGCCCGGAAAAAATGGAAATCCCGCCCTGCGTTTGTCTCGCTGATAGACGCAGTAAAGCGGGATGAGATAGACATTATCCTTTTTATCAAGCTGGATAGGTGGTTTCGCAACATCGCGGATTATTACGAGGTGCAGCAGATACTTGATGCCCATAAAGTGCGCTGGATCGCCATAATGGAGGACTACGATACAACCACAGCGAACGGGCGTTTGAGCCTCAACATCAAGTTGTCAATCGCGCAGGACGAGGCAGACAGAACGGCAGAGCGAATAAAGTTTGTATTTGATGAGAAGATAAAGAACGGCGAAGTAATCTCCGGGAAAGTCCCCTTGGGATACAAAATCGAAAACAAAAAGCCTGTTATCGACCCGGAAACCGCGCCGCTGGCGGTGGAGATATTCCAGCATTACATAGCAAACCGTTCAATCCGTGAGGTGCAGCGTTGGTTAGCTGTAGAAAAGGGAATGAAGATATCAACAACTATGGTTCGTTGTCTGATCGGCAATGAGCGGTACACAGGAACATGGTTTGGTGTAAAAGGATTCTCTCCGGCTCTGATTGATGAGAAAACATTTAGCACAGCGCAGGAGATATTGAGCGTTCGGTCTCAACGAAACGCCGGGTTCGGGAGAACAGACCGGGTATACCTGTTTACAGGGCTTTTATTCTGCGCTGAGTGCGGGCGAAGAATGAAAACCTATCCGGTTTACGGCTATGTCTACTACAAATGTCAGTCTGCCGAACAGTGGGGGAATTGCTCTCTCACGCGAAAATATAACGAAAAGCAGATTGAAAAATACCTACTCGATAACATTGTATCTATCTTTGAGGGCGAGATAACGGCGAGAGAGGAGAAAAAGGCCGCCGTCCGTGACAAGACCCCGGAGATAAAGCGCAAGATTGCAAGATTGCAGGAACTTTACATTAATGAGCTGATAGATATGGACTCCTACAAAGCACAGTATGCGGAGCTGACGCAATTACTCAGTCAGCAGGAAACGCCCATCGAAGAACCAGACATAGAGGAAATACTTGACCCTCTGTCTGCCTACGAATCCATGTCTCGGGCGGCGAAAAAAGCCTTTTGGTCATGGCTCATAAAGAGAATATATGTTGACAACGATACAGTTACAGGCGTGGAATTAAATATTTAGCCATATAGCAAGTAACCGATTGGCAGGTTGTTATATGGCTAACAAAAAAAGAGCCGGGAAATCCCGGCTCTTAGTGCTTTACAATGTTCTCAAAGTATGCTTGTGCCTTGTCAGATACTGCGTCATCGTCCTTTAGCCATGCATCAGCAAGATCATAGAAAAATTCAAGCGTGTTTACTCCGTGCTTTCTTGCGACCTTGTAATAGTCGCTGTAAAGGCTGTTGATGACGGCATACATATCTGCAACGGGTAGTGTGCTGTTCCGCTGCCGCATGATGCTCTGTACCTGCTGCTTGTTCCAGTGCGCACCCATCGTTCCATCGGTATTATCCATCCTATCGACCCATTCATCCGCAGTCTGCTCCGTAAATTCCCCGGTGGAATAGGAATAGCTTTGTCTGTCTACGCTATCCGCGTGTAGGTGGTCGAGGATCGTATAAAAAGCCGCGAGGCGTATGCAGGTGTTCGCGTTGGGGTTTGGCGTGGCTTGGCACTCTTCAATTGCTTCAAGAATATCCCTTTCGGTAATCAGGGCAACCGCCCCCTTACCGTTCCATCATTTCAATGGCCTTTTTAATGGCTCTGCGCTCTTCCTCGGTTTCAGCCTCACCCATGAGGGAGCGGAGACGGTTTGCCATGTCATCGCCAGCGCGGGAATAGTCCATACTGTAGCGGTTGCCGGAATAGCCGTCCTCACGGCTGTATCCTCCGTCACGGCGGGAGTATCTGCCTCTGCTGTCGCGGCGGTAGCTGTTGTGACTCTCGCCCATCTCCATCTGATCAAGGCCATTTGTAGCGCAGACCAGCTTATAGATTACATCCACATCACCGGCATTCAGCTTGCCGCCTTTGGCAAGCTCTTTCAGTTCGTCCATGAGCATATATTTCAGCCCTGTTAATTCGTCCATGCGCTCACCTCCTTTACGCTACGCGCTCAATGATAAGATTTGCGTTTGCCACATCAACAGGAATTGTTGCACCTGCATCGGTAACGCTTACATTTTCGACGGAAATCGTAACGCAGCAACCACGCGGAACATCCACAAAAGTGGTGTTAGAAACATTGAAAAAATCTCCAACGGCTGCGGGCGTTACCGTCATTGTAGTGGACGGCAAAGCCTCTCCGTCAATAGAAAGTGCTACGCTGATCGGCACAACAGCGCCCGTGGCGATTGCGATATTCCCGCCGAAGCTCACCTGATACCGGGCAAAGCAATTCCCGTTTGTGATACCTCGCAGCGTTACGATGCCCGCTCCGTCCCTGTGAACTACATAGCCCTTGTTACACCTGACAGGCGTTTCGGTAAAAAGCACACTCTGCCCATATGCTACGGTCTGCGGCAGAACAGCAGTAAGTTCAACAGCCATGTTTCACCGCCTTAACCGCAGCCGCAGCCGCCGAAGTTGCCATAACTGGCCACGCCGCCGCAGTTGGTCGGGAAAGTCACCTGCTGAGGGGGCTGCACAACATATGCGGGTTTAGGACACTGATAGCCGAGCTGAGACACAAGATATTCGTTCTGCTTGGCCTGAGAGGCGGCCAGACGGAGGGAATCATTCTCACGCTGGAGAGCGGCCATTTCCTTATTGGCGAGATAGTCAATAACACGATCTCCCACCTTGTCAATGGCGGTCAGGGTAGCGCAGTTCTGCGTAGCCATGTTATAGTTGGTCTGCGCAAAGCCGTTCTCAATAGCTCGCTGGGTGGCGTTGGCGTTCATAGCCATGTTGTAGTTCACGCCGGAAATGCCCTCGCGGATATCACAGCAGCACTGCGCAAGCTGGGCGGAAATAGCGTTGTTGCCCTGCATGATAGCTGTGTTAGTTCCGTTGATAAGCTGCGCCTGCGTGTAGAATCCATCGCACAGGCCGTTGATGATGCTGTCCGTCCTGCGCTCAACTCCGGCAAAGCCGCTGTCAATCTGACGGGAGAGCTGAGAGAAGTCAGAGGCAAGGACATAGTTTTCAGCCGCGCCCGCAGAGCCGCCGAAGCCACGGCCACCCCAGCCGCCAAAAAGGCCGAAAATCAGAAACAGGATAATCCAGCTCCCGAAATCGCCGCCCCATGCGGAATTGTTGTTCCCGGTCACAGCCGCAATATCAGCGGCAGAAAGACCCTCGGTATTAAGAGACATTTTTCATCGTCCCCTTTCTTAAAAATATATCTAAACCGTTGTGCACCACGGTCAGAATCCAAACATAGATCGGAAACTTTCAAAGGCTCCGCTCATCTGCTTTGCCCTCTGCTGGGCTATATTAAGCTGCTGTTGGCTGACTTTTCCGCTCATTACAAGGTCATTCAGAATCTTGTTAGGGTCTTTCCCCCTCATGGACTGCATGAAATCCACAAATCCCTGCATCGGGTTGTCTTGGGTGTAAAAAGGATTACTCATTATTGCCCTCCATCTTTTCAATCCGGGCTTTCAGCTCCTCAAATTCAGACCGTAGCACAAAATCGGGATTTTCTGCGGCTTTAGGCACGGGCTGTCTTTCTACAAGGTCGAAAATCTGCATTGTGGGTCTGCCTGTGCTGTCTGCTGACTTTTTGTAGATCGTGGGTGAGTTTTTATCCCACAGCTGCACCGCGTTATTGGGGGCAACATAAAAGGCATTCGCCTCGTCTATTCCATCGACCCACACAAAGCCATTCTGAGGCTGCTGGACGCTCTGCGGAATTTGGGTAGGCATCTGCTGCTGTACGCTGTACGGGCTTGCGTATGGATTCATATAGGGGTTATAGCTGTAATTCCCGTATGCCATTATCATTCCTCCTTGTAGTAGTACAGCGGCACTTCCGCTCCGCTGTCCCATGAATCAAACCAATTCCCGCCCTCAACCGCTACCGTATGGCCGGATAACGCAAGGACATATTTCCCCTGCGGATGTTCCCGGCAGAAGTCTGCCACCGTGTAGCAATCTGGGCAGGAGTTCGGTATAATTTCTCTTTTGTAGCCGTGCCGTTTGAGGTACGCTCCCCATACATGATTTGCTGAGGGGAGATCTCCCATCATATAGCCCATCACGGACAGACCTGCAAAGGCGTGTTCCCAGTCGGTATCTGTGGCTTTCGCAACAGCCCGGATAGCGCAATCTCCTACTCTCGCGTGTTCTGGGTTTGGATTATAGTTTATCCACATCTGTACCACTCACTTTCTGCCCAGATTATAACAAAAAAATGCTCTCCACCTGCGCAGAACATACGCAAATGGAGAGCAAATTTAATGCATTATATGGATTTGTCGCGGATTGACCGAAGGATATTATCAACCGTCCGTCTGGAAACATCCAGTTCGGCTGCAACATCCTCTATAGCCCATCCTCGCCTGTGATATAGCTCGAAGGTTATCCGCTCTCGGTCAGTGAGCCACGGATTGTTACACATAGACTGCAATTCCGCTGTGGTATATCTATACTTAGGCATAGACACACCCCCTTCGGATCATCGGACAAACGATGAAAAATTAAAGGGTGGAATCTTTTTCGCTATCCTCTTTGAGCTGGGCGAGAACCTCTTTCAATTTGTTCGGCACAGGAAGTCCGGCTCGGCTGACATTCTCGACCACGGAAATCCCTTCGTTACTGATGTAGAAAATAATCGCCATCGTCCGCAGCGCAGAACCGCCGCCCAGTACATCCGCGTCCACAATATGGCAGATGCCAACGATCATAAACATTACGGCCTTTTTGAGGATACCTTTCCAGCCGATGGAGCTGTCTAGTTTCTTCTCGATGATAGCGGCAATGATTCCCGTGATATAGTCAATCACGGCAAACCAAATCAGAGCCATGACCATTCCGTCAAACCCTCCCAGAAACTGAGATAAAAAGCCGCCGACCACAGCGGCAAAAACGCGGATGGTATCCCACATATCTTTCACACTCATCTCTCTTTTTAACCTCTCACCAAATGATTTTGCCGCCGAGTTTCTTTACCTCGGCCTCAAGGTATTCTTTCAACTGTCGGGTGCTGTCGCTCTCCAGCGTGCAGGATTCACAGCCGTCATCCCACAGCCTAATAGCCATTCCGGGGTAGATAGGCTCATCGGGGCTTGTGTATCCGTTCAGCTTCATGAGCTGCTCCCACAGAAGCCCGTCCCCAAGCTGCTGGTCAGCGATTCGCCACCAGCTATCACCCTGCTTGATGACATAGGTGTTGCCGCCGACATTTGTGTCGGTCACAAGCGGATCGGGAGGCGTGGCAGGCTCGTCAAACGGCAGAGGCGTAACATCGACCTCCTGCTCTCCCGCGTATCTCAGAACGCAGTCCCAGCCGCGAGAATAGCGATACCAAGGCCGCACCCGGATTTCGTTCCCGGTCTGATCACCCGGCTGACCGCCTGTGATGCCGCCGAACTCGTTGGAAGATGCTCCGACCAGTGTTCCGTCTCCGAGGTACATCTCCGTGTGATAGCTCTCGTTCAGCAGGATGTCACCCGCTTCCAGTCCTGCGCCCATATTCAGCTCGCAGGAGGCGGTAACATCGACAAACCCGGCACGGATGAAAGCGCCTCTCATGTTGCCCGTCCAGCTTGCTCCGAGACTTTTAACTGGTACGCCGACTTCTTCCCAAACGGAGATGAGGAAAGAGGAGCAGTCGTAATCCGGCCCCCATCTGTGCGTCTGGTCGTAGCCGTGAGCCGGGTCGGCTGCCCAGCGTTTGGCCACTTCGATTGCTTCTGTGATTTTACTCATTTTAGCCTCCAAGGTTGCTTTCAACAACGAAATTTACGACATTTACATCAAGCGGGATAGCAGCAGAGGACAGGTCATTTCCTGTGATTACAATGTAGTCTGCTTCGTATGTGCCAATGCAAATCTGCTGTTTTCCGTCAGGGTTTGAAAACTGGTTTGCTGTGGCCATGCAATGGTCAGAATATGCAAAACGAAGCGCCGGTACATAGGACATCACATAATCATTATCCTCAAACCGGCAACCGTTCACGAGGAGGCCGCTGCAACCCTCTGCATAAATTCCCTGCTTTGCTCCTCGGTTGACAGAGCAACCGTTGAACTCGGAGCGATTGACATAGCTCATGGAAACATTGTTACTGCCGTTACCGACCATAAATGTAATGTTGTCAGAAAACCAGCAACATGAAAATTTGAGCCGTTCGGAATCTGAGATCGTTGCATTTTCCAACTTTGAGGAGTCGAACACGCAGTTTGTAAACAAGGAATTTTTCGTGCCGCTTATAGTCAATGCCTGTCGGTTTTCGTAGCAAGTTACATTGTTTGCAAAAATCCCCTGTGCATCCACTATCTCAACGCCAACAGATGAGTTTCCGTCAAAGCGGCAGTTTGTGAGGTAAACATCTCCGTATTCGTCTCCACCATTGACGGAAAGCCCCTTGCCAAACCCCTGCACCTGAACATTTGTCATGAACACCTGAGAGGAACTGTAAAGATAAATGCCCACGCCGCCATTTGCGCTGTTATAAACAAAAAGGTTTGACAGGCTGCACTGCCCCTGCCCCATAAGATAAAGACCGGCAGCGTTATTCCCGCTGCACACGATAGCGAGGTCAGATATTGTTCTGCCGTATGCCATTGTGCTTGACTGGAGCTGGAGCGCAATAGAGTTATTGCCATCGTAAAAGATTTCGGAGGTTGCAGAGCTTTCACCCTTGATAGCTATTTTGTGGGCGTTCCCGGTAAGAGAGACGGGAGAGGTAATGCGATACCGACCAGCGGGGAAATATACTGTCCCATCTGCGGCATAGGCTGCATTAAAGGCCGACTGAATAGCCGTTGTATCGTCTGTGGTTCCGTCTCCTACCGCTCCGTAGTCCTTAACGGAAAATGCGTAAGCAGGTTCAATGTCTGTGCTGCTTGTCATCATAGTACCCTTGTATTTCGGGCGATTCGTGAGCGCATTGAAGTTAGTTGTAGCATCAAGAGTGATGACCTTGTTTTCCTTTTCGTTGGTGGAAAAAGAGCCTTTTATAGCCGTACCCTGCCGAATTGTGATTGTACCGGCTCCCGGAAGCACAGTAGAGGCGTTCGCCTTTTTTGACACACCCCCCTGCTGCACAATGAGGAGGTCATCGCCGCCGAGGCTTTCAGCCTGCGGAAGCTGGTCTATCCGTCTGTCCATTTGCTACCTCCTTTTCCAGTTTGTCCAGCGCGATAAAAACACCGAGCAGCATATCGAGGTTTTCACGCCCGTGAACCTCTATTTTTTCAAGCGTTGCCCGAATTGCCGGGATAAGATTTTCGTTAGTCATACGCCCTCCCCATCTGAACCCGAACGCCGTCACGCTCAAGGCTCAAAAGCTGGATTTGTGTGTAACCTATCGCCGTAGACCCGTCACAGCTCATCTGTGCCGTCTTGCTTGCGTCTGCCATAATGAGCATTGCTTCGGTCATAGACACCCCGGCAAGGCCAATATGAGCCATGCCGAGAGCGTCATTTGTTAGAAACATATAGGCAGGAGCCGTGCTGCCGTCTGCAAAAGTGATATCAGTCATTGCACCCTCAAATAACCATTCTGAATGTAAACATTCCGCCCCGCAAAAGTCATGCCCTCGGCCAGATACAGCCAATCAGAGCTTACAGACCCCGCCACAAGGTCGGTTGCTGTCAGTTTAGACAGATACGCCGCCTTGCCTCCAACGCCGATAAACCCGGCTTGCTGTCCTGCAAACCAGTTGCTCGCAGACCAACCGCCGCTTAGACCGCCTGTTACAGCGGTAGACCCCTGCGAAAAAACGGAGGAGTAATTAGACCCGTCATCTGTCAAGATTGCTCTCTGACAGATCAGATCACCAGAGGAGCTGAGTACAAACTTCCACTGATTCACACCGCCGACAGGCTCACCAGCTGAACCGATAATACCGCCGCTCCCAAGGTAAAGCCCGCCGTTCTCGCCGTCAAGGTAACGAAGAGCGCCGTCACCCTCTCCGATGCTCCAAGCGCCGATTCGCCCGGATGTAGCCTTGATAACGCCCTGTACTTCGATTCCATCAGAGGTTGCTTTCAGCACAGTTGTGTTGCCGGACTTCAATTCCCACTTGTCTGCTGTCAGTTCCCACGAAAAAGAACTGCCTCCACCGCTGGAGGACACTTTAGCCGTAATGGAATCGGCCATCTGCTCAATTTGAGAAGCAAGCAGCACATTTTCCGCTGTGCGCTCTTCTACCTCGGAAAGAATAGAATCGGCATTAACCTTGATAGACGCTGATAGCGCGGAAACCTGCCGCTTATACTCCCGCTCCTGCGGCGTTTCAAATAAATACTCGTGGTCAACCTCGGTATTCTCCGGGGCGGCAACATCAGATAGCATAGCCCCGGAAAAGTCCGTGCTAATGGAATAGGCGTTGCTGTGAACGCCGTAAATCTCCACGCTGTCCCCGATTTCGACAGCAGGATCAAGTCTCGCCTTTTCAGCGGTGAACGGAGCATAGATAAAGCCGAGAAGCTGCAAGAGCAGTGCGTCAATGTTTTCCTGCGTTGCCCACGGCGATTCGCATTCAAACACTGTCCCGGTATCATCGCCCGATTCAATGTAAGTTTGACCGCCGACCCAACAGCGCACCCCGGTTACAGGCGGCCTCTGTTCACCCGTTGTAAGGTTTTTTGCATATGTCATAGCAAGATCCTCGTTCCGTCCGCAAATACGATGACAGCGCCGTTTTCGTCCACAAGATACCCGGTATTGAGAGGCACAAGCAGAAGCGTTTCAGCGTCTGTAATCGTCCAGTTCCCTCCCGCAAGTGTAGCAATGCCCCGAAGAGCTTCGCGGCAAGTGTATCCAACAAGAGACGGAATAACAACGCCAGGTAAATAGGTTCGCGGGTCAAGCACTACGCCAATTTCCTCCGCTATCCTCGCGGCAGCCTGTGCGGCGGTCATATCCGTTTCTGTGGTCGGATACGGCTTCTCGGCAAGCATCATCGCATCGAATCCGTGAACCTCTGTAAAACTGGTGGATACCGTCCGCGTGTCAACATAAAAGCTGCCCTTCGGTATCCACTCACTTGTCAGACTGCCATTTTTGGCGCGGACTTCAAGGGAAAATTTCGCCATCCGGGGAATGTTTACAGGGTTGAAAAATTTCACCGTGCATTCGGCAGAGCAAGCGCAGCCGATCATAGGCCGTTCCTCGGAAAAAAGGTCATGCGTTACGGACAAAGAACCCATGCCGTCCTGCTGGATGACAGTTTCTCCGATTTTTGCCCTCGCTTCAAACCAATGCTCCCCGGCTACGATTGTTTTGTAGTTGTTTGATACATCCTGCATTTACTCACCGTACCCTATCAGCTCAATCTCTATGCTGCCGTAGTAGATCGTTGTAGCCGAATGCCACAGAACAGGAAATCGAATATCGGGAAGATAGAAATAGCCGGTTTCATAGGTGTTGTTTTCATCATTCCAGTATTCAATGTATACCTTTCTCTCTGCGGAATTGACCATGTTTGCATTGAAAAACGCCTGAATGGCCTGTTTACCGTCCATAGGAAGCACATCCCGCGTGGTAAACTTGATGGATGTGGGCATTGCAAGGACAACATTCCTTCGGAGAATGCCGTTCATGTCGCGGGTGCTGTCCTTGTCCTGCCGCTGGTTTGGGGAACTTTCATAGCTGCCAAATTCTATATACTGCTCCGGGAACATCGTACCCGTTACGCCGCCCTTGAGTAAATAGCCATTAAACATTAGCCCATACTCCTTGCGTACATATTGATGCTCTGCGAGAATGCCCGTCCGGCACTCACAGAGGGACGGAAAGTAACCTCTCCGCTTTTTTCAAGGATAGCCTGTAAGAGTGCATTCTGCTGCTGTAAAAGCGCCGTCTGCTGCGATGTAGCCGCCTGAAATGCCTGTACAAGCTGGGCTTCATTCACCACGGCGTTACTGTGGCCGCCGAAAGAGCCGACCAGCTCGGGGCCAGCCTCACCCGCTACGAACATACTGCCGACATCCGGGAAACCGCCCTTTGCGTAATAGGACACGGACAGGCGGGGAATAGCAGTAATGCCAAGCATCCTCATAAAGTTGGAGGATACAGGCTCCTCAGACCAAGTGAAATGCGGCAGGGCGATATGCGGGAACTGGAATTTGTCCTTGAACCACGCCTTGATGCTTGTGAGAATGGAAGAAATCTTTGATTTCATCTCATCAAACTTCATCTTGATCTGATCGATGTAATACCAGAAATGCTCCTTGAGGTCGAAAAAGTCCTTGCGGATATCTTCCCACAGACCTTTGAGCTTGTCCTTAATGCTCTTTACCTTGTCAGTTATCGCGTCCCAGTTTACCGCTACGCCTGTGCCGTAGGCAGTCAGACCGCCAAGCAGCATACCGATACCAAGCGGGATGTTAGCCCCGGACAACACAAGAACAAGGCCAAGGGCTACCATTGCCGTTCCAACAATGGCCATAAGCTCACCGACCTTTTTCCGCGTCTGCGCTGTTGTAAAGTCCCAGTCTGCGGCAACCTGTCGGAACAGCAGACCAGAACCGAGCAGAGCGCCGATACCGAGCGGGATATTTCCCGTGGCAATCAGAATAAGACCGATTGCGGCAAGAGATACAGCGGCCAGCGTTTCAAGCTCAAAGATGTGCTTTTTGATTTTTGCAACAATCTCTGCAATCTTATCGCCGAACGCCTCAGCGCCTTTGAATTTTTCGGGGTCAAAGCCAAAGTCCGCGGCACTGCCGCCGCTTCCTCCACCACCGCCGGAGGAATTCAGGTTGTTCAGTTTGTCGAAAGATGCAAGCTGTTTTGCGGCATTACCGGCAGACCCTCCAACCTTGTCATAGCCCTTTGCCAGCTTCTCCGCGCCCTTTGCGCTATCCGAAAGGCTTTTGCCCGACAGTCCCGAGAAGAACGCGGCGATGTAGGAAATAGCCGTGGACAGCCAGTTGCAGAGCGTAGAAATAGCCGGTACGATAAAGGACATGATAGGCTCAAAGGCTGTATACAAAGCCCCTCTGAGCTTTGCAAGAGCCGCCGAAAACTGCTCATTTCCCTCTAAGGCTTTCTGCACATATCCGTTGAAGTCGGAAAACACGCTGCCAATAGAACTCATGCCGGACAGGCTCATCATGGTATTCCGAATTCCTGTAAACAGTCTGCGGAATCCGTAGAACACAAGAGCTGTCTTTGCCATCCTGCCGACACGCTGGGTAAATCTGTTGATCGCCGATGCAGACCTATCAACGGATTCCGGGATTCTCTCGGACTGCTGTGCTTGTGCATCAAAGGCTGTCCGGGCGTTCTGAGCAGCGGCGGTAAGCTCGTCCATCTTTTCCTTTGCGGTGGAGATAGACGCGGCCACCCTCTGCATGGCCTCCGTATCCTGTACAGCAGTCCCGGAGACCATTTCTGTCTTGAAACCCTCTATCTGCTCTTTGGTCATCCCGAGCGCAGACAGCTCCTTTTCAAGCTGGGCAAGAATGGAATCAAGATACTCCTCAGAAGCCCCGTTTTCGTAGCCCTCTGTGAAAGTCCTACCCGCCTCTCCCAGCCGCTCATATGCGGCGGTAAGCTCGTCAATTTTCCTGCTCTGAGCCTGTACAGAGGAAACAGTACGGTTTACCTTATCGGCAAGTCCGTCCAGTTTCTTCAAGGCCGCCGCGTCATCTATTTTGGTTACAATGCGTACATAGCCGTCAGCCTGTGCCATGTTGCACCTCCCCTATTTGTTTCATTTGACTGATAAAGTCATTATCCTGCTCTTTCTGCTGCTCTGACAGCCGTTCGGGAGGCTGCAAAGCCCTTTTGGCGGCTGCCAGTTTACTAAGCTCTTCGCCCTTTAATCCCTTGGTGCTGTACTGTCTGATCTTCATTGCATTGGATATCGATGTATCCTCACCGCAGCAGGAAAGAAGGTGGCAGAACTCAAACCAGTGCATTTTCTCCCGGTAAAGGTCAATGCCGAATGTAGCCTTGAAAGATGCCCATATCCGACCCGAATCGAAATCATAGAACACTACCTGTTTATCGTCTTTCGGTAGATCTTTGCGTACATCCTGCCCGCAGCGCATAAACCACGAAAGCCCCTCTAAGGCCGTTTTCAAGTCGGGAATGCCTCTGCCGTAGAGCAGGGAAATAGCCGTTTGAAGCTGTTCCTGCTGGTCAAGGTCAGGATCTGACATGGCAAGAGATATCTGCATTCCGATTCTAAAATCCGTTCGGATGAGATACCCTTCGTATTCTGCCGGGAGGGTATCAAGGCAGATGTTAAAGCTCATCGCGCCCCGCCAACGCGGTCAGCGGAATACTTGTTCATGATATTTTTCTTTCGCTGTACCCGTTCTTCGATAAAGGGTTCAAGGTATTCAAGGAATTCAACGATGTACTCCACGCCGACAAGAGAAGCGCCGAAAACCTTTGTATACGCATCCTCGCCGAAAACATCATTGAAGCCGTCCCGCATTTCCCTGTCGAAAAGGACGGAGTGAAGAATGTTATCCTCCTCTGTCTGCACAGCGGCGGCGTGTTCCTTGCTCTTTCTGTCGGCCATGTCGAGATAGTCGCAGTATTTCTGCATCCATTCGCTGTCATTGATGGGGATCTCGACAATATCGCCGTCATCGTTCACATCAATTCTGAGTGTCTTTGCACTGGTTCTAAAGCCCATATTTGTCTCCTCTCAAAGGAAAGGAGCGGGAGTAATCCCGCCCCTCTCAGGAAATGTTACCCGGCCAAGCGGGCGCTTCGGTCTCCGTGAAGGTCATCGTGCTGCCGTTGATAGCAGCCGTGCCGATGGTCTTTTCGCCGGAGAAAGTAACGGTAGCATCAAGAGTGAGATTGCCACCGCCATCGCCGCCCTGTCTGGTGGGCTTGATGCCGCAGCCGCTCCAACGCTCCGCGAGCATAGCCCCGGAAGAACCGGCGTAGTGATGCACAAGGCAGAAATCGCCGCCGCTCTCAAGGTAAGCCATGCCGCCGTTGTTTTCATATCTCATGGCGTTCATGATGTCCACCTGAAGATGAGAACCCTTGATAGTGTCCCAGCCGGACAGATCAATAGAGCGCTTAGCGCCGGAGAGAGAAACAAAAGTGTTTCCGAGAATGTCCTTCTTGGTTTCATCCGTTTCATAGTCAACGGACACATCGCCTCCTGTCAGCTTATAGCCGACAAGCTCCCACACGGGAGATGCCAGCGTACCGGCGGCACTTCCATCGTGGGATACACGGCAGTTGTACCAGATAGACAGCGCCTCTCTCTTTGCGCTGTCACCGACATTCGCAAGGTTAAAATCCTGTACAGCAGTTTCAGCCGCCATTTTTAGACCTCCGTAAATTCGTTAGTGTAGCGGGCAGAGATCAGAATGCTCCAATCTTCTGCCATGTTTTCCTGTATGTTGTCCTGATGCCCGGGCGTTTGAATCTGGAATCCGATAAACTCGCGCTTGCCGGACAGGCGCGGCCATTCTCTAAGCTGATGCACCGTGCCATTGACGGTTATCGGCTGTTTGCCCAGCCACCGCCCGAGATTGTCCAGCCATTCCTTTACAGCTGCCCGGCGGGACTGAGAAAGCCCCGAGCCTCTGTAAATCACATAGAACGGGTAAGAGCAGGTCTGCTGCGTCTGCCCGGTGATGTAATGGCGCTCCGCTACCACGATAGCGCCAACGCCTGGAAACATAGCTTTTCCAGCGTCCGCAGAGAGCGTATTAAATGCGATCTCATCGCCTGTCGGCAGTCCGGGATATTCGTTTATCAGCTCTAAAATTGCCGTGGTGACAACATCATAGCTGTCAACATCGTATGTGTTGTTTTCGTTCATCCGTTGCCTCCTGCGATTTTCTGAACGCCGTTGACCCATTCTTTTCCGTGCAGCTCTTTGGCGGCATCGAACCAATGCGCAACAGCTCCGGGATTTGAAAATTGCAAATCTCTGTCTGTGACGATTTTCTTTGCACCTTTTCGCGCCCACGGCGAGAATGTAACAGGGTCAATCATGACCTTACCCTCATATAGAAAGCGCCCCATAGGCGGCACACCCGCGATAACCTCGCCTGTGCCAGCAAGTGCGGCGCTCCAAGCGGCTGTATCATTGACAAATGTTCCAGTCACATGAGGCATGAGCGGAACCATATCCGTCATTACCTGACTATCAAGCCAGTATTGCGCTTTTGTAATATTCCGTTCTATGCGTCCTGTATCGAGCGCCGCGTTTATCTCCAGCATATTACCGCCCCATAATCTCAAAGTGTGGGATGACGATGTACTGTGCCACGGAAGAAATAGCAAATACATTATCAAACCGCGTGTTCATGTAGTTGTAAAAGCCGTCCAGATAATCAGCGTCACGGACTGCTCCAGCCCACTCACCGGCAAAGAAGAAATCGAACTCCTCCCCGGCGGCGAATGTGATATATCCATTCGTGGAGAGCAGCGCTTGATACTCTTTCGGCTGTACATAGGTTTTGCCGCCGACCGTGCCGCCGTCTACTTTGATGTGTAGCTTTGCATTGTCACGGGAATTTTCGCCGTATTTGGCTGTAATTGCCGCGTGGTCAATGTTAAGGTCTACGCCGTGCAGCACGGTAGGATACCACACATCCCCGGTCGGAAATCGGTATCGGTTGAAGATCGTAACGGTATCCTTATACACGCGGATAGACCCCCATAAACAGCAGATTCACGCCGTTTGCATCCTTTACCCCGGAGAGATAGTGCCGGATCTCGGTTGCAAAAAGAACACTTCTCTGCTCCCTGTCTGATACGGCCTTATCAAAAGCGGTATTCCCGCTGACCGAATAGGATATGCTCTCGCTCCCGGAGGAGACGGAGGAAACAACCTTCCCGCTGACTGTGCCATCCTCTCTGGTAATCAGTCCGCTTGCGTTCTCTGCCGCCTCTATCTTCAGGAGGAGGCTGACAAGAGCGCAGCAGCACCGCTTGACAGCCTCGATATCATATTCGTCCGTGGGGAAATGCGTCCGCAGCTTTGCGAACCCATCAACGCCGGTTGTATGGTAGTCCATGAGCTTGGACGCATCCCACGCCATGCGGTTAAAGTCCGCTTCCGTTACGCCGCTATACAGACTGGAGAAGTATGTATAGTCAGCGTATGCCATCAGACCTGATCACCGATAGCGATAACGGCGATGCCGTCCACATACTCGGCAAACAGGGTCATGCCCATGATAGCAAAGCTCTCGGAGACAGCAGTCTCATAGCGACCCTGAGTGTGGAAGCCGATGAGGTTTGTCTCGCCATCGGTGGTGTACTCAAGACCAGCGCGGGCAAAGTCGGAATCGCCGGGGTCAACATAGTACAGGACGATGTTTTCCACGGGTGTAGCAACCACAGTGCCACGGGGGATTTCCTCGCTGGACAGCAGGAACACGGTGTTGAAGCCCATGAAGTTCTTCATGTACTCAAAGCCGAACTCGTTCTGCACGGTGATGTTGGCAGCGCCCAGATATTCGTAAACATCAAGGACATTGACGAACGCCACAACGCCGGTAGAGGTCTTGTGCATGGACTTCCACTTGTTAACAACCTTGCCCTTTGCCATAGAAAGAGCCATCTGGAAAGTTTCCTCATCGCCGGTGAGAGTGCCGTCAAGGATGTAATCGTAGAAACGGCCGGTGACAACATTCTGAAGCTCGTTCAGGAATTCGTCATCGGTCATCTGAACGGCCACATCATAGCCGTAAGAGTTGATAGCCTCAATAGAGACAGCCTTGGCGTACTTCTCAATGGTCAGCTCCTCATAGGGGGTCTCGGTGACTGTGGCCTGAGAGTAGGGGATCTCGTTGCCCTCGGCAACCGCGCCGTTCTGGAGAGTGACGGTGGCTCTCTTGCTCTTGAGCATAGTACCGGGAGCCTTCTTGATCGGGCGCATAATGCCCATGATCTCGCGCAGGTGCTCCCAGTTGTCATTGAAGCGAGTGACGAAGTCAATCTCGCGGGGGGTCGCGTTGATGTTAGCTCCCTTAGTCAGTCTATCCTTAGCCATAAATTAATTCCCTCCAAAAAGATTCATGTTCGCGGCAATAGCGGCCTGTCGCTCTGTCGCATCTTTGATTTTCATGATTTCTGCCTTAGACGAATAGACCTTGCCGCCGCCCTCCGCACTCTTGCGAGAGGTAAACTTAGCGGGCGGGTTTTCTTCATCCACAAAGGCATCCGCGTCTTTTTCCTTGATCTGCGAGATAGCATCACTCAGACCGAGGATTTTACCATCAGAGTATTTCAGACCCTTAGCCCGGATTTCAGACATGACGGCATTCTTTGCAGAAGCGGAAGAAAACTTGTAGCCCTCCATCTCCGCTTTCAAAGCGTCCTCAAAATCACGGTCAGCAATCTTCTTCTGATAGTCCTTCTCGGCGTTCTCCGCTTTGGTTTTCCACTCGGCAATGTCGGCATTCAGCTTGTTCACATCCACGCCGTCAAAGCCCTTGAGCGTTTCCGCTGCGGTCTCGGCCTGTTCCTTCCAGTTGTCGCGCTCTGCTTCGACCTTGGCAACCTTCTTATCAAATTCAGCCGTGGTCTTGTAGTTCTCGGCAACTGCCTTGTTCAGCTCGGTCACCTTGTCCTCTGGGACTTCAATGCCCAGCTCTTCCAGAATCGTGTTGATATTCTTCATAAAATCCTCCATAACCGTATTTATTAACCGCCCGGCGGCGGTAATGGATTAAGCCCTGTAAACCCGGGCAGGGTAGTTTACAATTTATCGGCAGCGGCTCTCGCCTGTTGCGCCTGTTGTCTGTTCCACCCGGCTATGGTCAATCTGTCCTGCCGGGTCTTTAAGCCGTTCTCCTCGCAGAACTGTCTGTATTCCGCGTTCTGCGCTCGGAGCTTTGCGGCTGCTTTCCCGTATGATTCCTGCAACGCTGGGCGTGTAGCATCGTCCGCATTGTCAACGGCAGTTTTCAAGCCCTCACATTTTCGCTTGCTTTTTCGTATTGCGTTTTCCATACGCCGTTGCTTCTGTTCGGCTTCGTACCGCCTTCGGTTTTCCTCGCTGTCGAACTGCTCAAACGGGTTATGGGATACGCCCTCGATATATGGGTAAAAAGAATGGCGGCAGTTTGCACCACACAGGCCATCTACAAAGCCGTACCGGGTCGATTCCACAAAGTCGGGATACTTCCCGTCTCCGGGCTTGCCACCGAAATCAACATGGAATACTTTTCCCTGCCACGGCTCATGCTCTGGTCTCGCTCCCAAGTGTGAGGAAGTAACCACCAGCTCCACGCCGTTTTCCTGCGCTCTCTGTAATGTGATCTGTGCGGCGGTCTGACTGACTCCTGTCCTTACGCAGCGAAGCGTTGCCGTCTCGATGCTGTCGGTTTTGCCGGACGGGTATGTAATCCTCACCCCGTCTCCCGCTATCGTCTCCACAGCCCTTTTAACGGCCTCTGTATAGCCCATAGCGCCCGACACAACAAGGCTGTACGCTTTGTCGCACTCTCTGATAAAGAGCTGCTGTGCGGCCTCTGCCGTGGTTCGGCAGTAATTCGACCATTCGCCCAATGTGGCCTCATACATCCGTGCCATCGTCCGAACCATAGCCGGTGATCGTCTGGACTTTGGAAGTCCGGCCTGTTGATAAATTGCATCGTCAAAGGCGCGGCTCTTTATGTCCGCATCCTCAAACGCTGCCTTGACCTCGGAGCGCTGCAACTTTGTCTTTTTGGCTATCTCCGCTTGCAAGTCTGTCAAGATATACCCGGCATCCTGCAATACTTCCAGCTGCCACTTATCGCGGGGCGTGAGAATGTAATCATCCCCACGCCCCAAACGAATCATGATACGCTCCACAATCTCGCGGATAATGACATTGTGGAGCTGTTCGGCTATGTCCTCCGCGCCCTCCGAAACTCTCAGGATATATTCCGGGTCAAGCACGAGTGAATTTTTCTCTCCGCAGCACAGCGCCCTCTTCCGTGATTACCATGCACATATCACCTGTATACAGTTCGGACTTCATGGCCGTAGAGAGGCGCGAGTGAAAAGACGCAACAGCTTCGTTTTCTGTCTCAAACTTTGCCACAGCCGCGCCGGAAATCTTTGCATCGCCCTCGGCGATTTCAAAAACATAGAGCATATCTATTCCTCCTATTTATTCTTCCTCGGTAAAAGGTTCTGCTGCCTGTGCTTCTTCAACCATTTCCTTCGCTTCGTCCTCGGTCATGCCTTCAAACATGACAAAGAATTTCCACTTAGGCACAACGCCAGAAATCACATAGCCCCACCATCTCGCCCGATCTTCTTCGACATTGAGCGTGATGTCCTCAAAGTCATATGCAACATCGTATGTCCCTCGCGGGGCAAGGCCGTATGCGTCTGCGTACTTGTCGAGCGCATACAACAGGCCGTCAATGGCAACCTGTAGCCTTGCGCGGACATCCCGGATAAGCTGGATCGTCCGGCGGTCATCGCTCTCCACCTGTGTAGCCGTGACCATGCCAGTCTTTGAATTGAATACAAAATATCCGTTGGAGAATCCGCACTTGAATCCGATCTGAGAGAGGAGCGCATCAATGCCGTGCTGCCGCTGCTCAGTGTTCAGGGACGGGTTGATTTCGTGATAGATATCGCTGTTGCCGTCACCCTCTACCGTGCGGATGTACTTCGGCAGTCCCATGCTTTCCCGCAGCCGTTCTGCATTGCCAAGGGAGATTTTCCCGCCGCTGGGTAAAAGCCTGTCACTGTCAAGCAGTACCGTCCGTGCGCTGTCCATGATTTCCTCAGCGTTACGGCTGTATGCTATATCAAGATCTTTCAGCTCTTCGATTGCTTCGCCAAAGATAGGCAGACCCACAGGAGAATTGATGTCTATGTTGTTTGCGTCCGGCATCCGCAGAACGCCGAAAAGCATTCTGTCCACGCCTTCGGCCTCGACCTCATCATCAAGACCAGCCCAAGGCGATTTTTCAATATCAATCGGGTCTCCGTCATCGTGCTGGGCTTTGCCCTCATAGCACTTGTTTGTTATGACATAACGCCCGTTCTCCATGCGGTGATACTCATATCGGGTGTACCACTTCTCGCGCTTCGGATCGTATTCCTGATTGCAGAGCACAGCCCCGGTAATTCTGCCGTTCTGATAGTCTGTTATGATGAATCGGTCTGGCGTGTAAAAGTCCACACTTTCGCCATTTGGCACAAGCAGCACAATACCGTATGCAGCAGCAACCTCTACCCAGTGCCGGAGGTCTGCCTTTACATCATCGATCTGTTCCTGCAACCACTTTGCCCTTGCGCTGCCGTCAACGGTAATTTCCGCTTCCAGCGTGGAAAGTCTGGCAACCTCGGCACAGATAGCCTTTGCAAAGTTTACGGTCTTGATACCAGCGTCCGCGTCCACCCAAGGCGGCACACCCGCGTAAATCTGTCCGCATAGCTGCGTGAAGCTGTCCACCCGCTCCGTAGACCTCGGATATACTCCGAATTCGTCTTTAACGCGGCCTCTCTTTATCATTGTTCGCCACTCCTTAAACCTTGAAAAAATGCTCATGCACTGTTACCCCGCCTGTTGAATACCGGCTCGTATGCATATCGGAGAGCCGAGATAGCGTGATCGTTCCCGTCAGGATATCCGCTTATCACTTCATCGTTTTTGTCTCGGGCGTATTCGTAGCTGATTATCTCCTTATAGGCGTTTGGTGTGCGCTTCGGGTCAATAACTATCTTTCGCCGCTGAAGCCACTTAAAGCCGTACTCCACAGACCCAGCGCCTTTTACCGCGCCCTTTGCCGGTAGACCCATATTCCGATAATCCGCTACGCTCTTAGGCTCCGCGCTATCGCAGATGATCATGTAATCATCATAGCCCTTGTCCAGTATCCATTTGCCTGTCTGCTCATTCGACTGCTTGTTTACATACAGCTCGTCCATGAGAAAGATAGTCTCATGCGCTGCATCGTAGTATGTCCGAAGGAAAGCAAACTGATCCGGGTACCATCCGAAGTCAACGCCTTGATATATTCTGTCAAAGCGGTTGATTTCCTCGTCCGTGATTTCCCGCGCTTCAACATACTCAAATACCGCGCCGCCCGCTCCGTTAGGTACGCCCTCATACTCATGCTCATACGCGGACGGATTAACCGCTTTCAGGTGTTCCGCTTCTTCCAAGAACGGAGTGCCAAGCCATTCCTCCGGCACATCGTGATATGTTGTATGGAGGACTAAGCGCCCATCCTTCGGGGTCTGTACATATCTGTTTGCCCAGCTATTTACCGTTTTCGGAGGGTTAAAGCTCTTAAAAACCCACGCATTTTCACCGCCTCGGATAGCGGACTGCGTAATGTTTCGGATTTCTTCATCCCCGTTGTACTGGTCTAACTCCTCAAACCACAGTACGCCGATGTAGCCGAACTCCGGGGAGATTGACTTTATCTTTTCGGGTTCATCAGCTCCTCGGAAGTATATCTTTTGCCCTGTCGGGTTATAGGTGATTTCCAGAGGGGACTTGTGGAATGTAAAATCGTCCTGCAACCCCTGTTTGCGTATCGCCCATTTAATTTTGGCGTATACGGAATCCTTTAGCGTGTTCCCGACCTTTCGGCAGACCAATGCGTGTATATCGTGATTGTTCCGCAGCAGCTCAGGGATTATCATTCCGACCGTGGAGGACTTTGCGGATCCTCGACCGCCGTCAAATACATATTCCCGGTGCTTATTCCCCCGGATATCTCTGATTGCCGGGTGATAAACATCGGGAACATCGTCAAGGTCTATATGGTAGGTAGAGGACAGCGCAGCTTTTCGCGCCGCCTCTGCTTTTGCTTCTCTTTCCTCGCCCTCTTTGGCAAGGTTCATGACATTCTCAAACGCTCTGGAATTGCCGTCCATCGCGGACTTGATTTGTGCAGCCATGAGCGCTGCCGCCATGGTCGCATCATCGGTATTCAGTTCCGGGAACTTCTTCTTTACCGCGTCCGCGTCTTTCCCGGAGAGCGTGCCGTGAATGAGTGTAGCGGCAAGCTCTGAGACGCTTTTTTTTCTGCGTTTCGCCTCTCCAGAAGCAATTCCACCTTTTCTGCCATTTCTCATGGCTTCTTCGTGGCTTTGACGCGAAGAAATAGGTGTTAAATTTTGCTCGTTTGCCACATATTCACCGCCCTATTTGCTTACCGCTTTTTCCTCAGATTTCGCCATTCATCCACAAGTTTCTTCTGCACGCCAAAGTGCTCGATTTTTTTCAGTCTTATTTCCAATGCGGTAAAGGTAAACCTGCTTCTCCTGTCTATCCATTTACTAGCATCTGTAACTGTGCTTGTCGCTGTCTTGAGTTCTGCGAACAGCGCTTCTAGCGATTTTTCATTATAGTACAGGGGCAGACCCTGCATCCTCATTTTTTCGTTGTAGGCTTTCATGCTTTCCAACGCATCGACTGCACCTTGTCTAATGTCGCTAGCCCACTTTACCTGCTTTACGCTTCCGCTGAGTTCAGGCAATTCAAATGACCCACTCATGGGGCTTCTCCATCCGCCTCTGTAACTTGCTCCTCGTCCACCCATTGTTATACATCCCCATTCTAAGTTGCTTATCTCAAAGCTCGCTCCTATACCGCCCATGCTCAGTTCTTCTTTCTGTAATACTTGTATCCGTACTTCCGCTGATTTCTTGTCAGCCACGCATCAACGGCTGTATCGTAGTCCTTGCCTGTCATCCTTGCTGTTTTTACAGCCTTGATAAACTCGCTTGCCTTAAAGTGCGTTCCCTTCTGAAAGACATAATCGTAGTTTCTTCCGCTGGCCACAATGCCCTTTGCGCGTCTGTCCATAGATGTACTGAGAAGATCTGAATCAGAAAAAGCGCCGCCGCTCGGGTGATTATGCAGAATCATCGTATCCCTTGTGCTGCTGCCAATAGATACGCTCGAACTGCCGCCCTCGACATACTGGTGTACAAAGCCCTGAGAATCGACCTCATACGCCCACTCATGGTCAGAATCCTTGAATTTCTTCTGGAACTCTTCCATTGCTGATTCAAGGCTCTTTACCTTTATTCGGACATTCGCAGCCGCAGGTAGAAGCCGTTTCCCGTTGCTTCCTTTTCCTCTATCTTGTGCATGGCCAAACTTGAATGTTTTGTTATCCCCGCCGCTCCCTGCTCCTCTACCACCGTTCGGAGAAGGAAGAGTAATAGACTCCATGCCAAGGATAATATCTTTTACTGTTCTGCCTCCGATGACATGAGAAAGCATCTGATCAACGCTTTTGAACCTAACAGATTCCCCGGTCTTTTCATCCCACAGTTCAAGAGGCTTGCGGAAGCACATAATTTCTTTTGTCAGATAAAACGCTTCAACCTGATTCAAGCAAAATCGGAAATGTTCAATTCTCATTCCGATTCTCCTTTCCACTCCTCGGTTACATGGTTCTTGTAATAAACCGTTTCAATGTTGCCGTACTCATACTCGACCTCGCCGCCGTAAATCAGCAGCGTTTTCGGGTGTAATCTCTTTATCATCTCGTCCATTCCAGCCGTCCAGATCGCGAAAGCTTCCTTGTCGCGCTTCACGCCGATTGTGGATATGGACAATGTAGCGTTTCTTGGCAGACCATCAAAGCAGAACGCAAAAGATGCTTCTCTGCACCACGATACTGTCGGAATGACCTGCATTCCCGCTCTCTGGAAGAGCTGGCCAATAAGCCTTGATCTGTATACATTCCAGATCTGCATGGCTATCGGCATGTCTGTATATAGTGAAAAGTCCGGCGTTAGAACGCACTCATACTCTTTGAGCTTGTCAATATATGCACCGGGCTGATTCCATACTCTTTCAAACTGGTAATCGTCAATGTAAAAGTGAATACCGCAGTTATTCCGCTTGCTGGAAAGCGCATAGTTAAACCCAATCAGGTCACACGGCTTTATTAAGCACGGTTTGATTCTCGGCATTTCAAAAGCGCCTTCCGTCTCGTCCGCGTCATACTCATGCAAGTTATATGCGTTCGCCGTCCGTTCCCGTGCCGCGCCGTAGTATTCCTCGTCCTCTTCTTCCTCGTCCTCTTCGATATTCCATTCAAGGTCAAAATCGGAGAAGTCCAAATCCGGCCAGTCCTCGGACAGAATGCCCATATCCCAATCGGATTCATTTAGTTTGTTGTCAAGGTAGCGATATTCGTTTATCTGCTCCTCGGTCATGTCGGAGCCGTCAATACATGGAACTCGGTCAATGCCCAGCCGGTTGGCTGCCAGCACTCGACCGTGACCTGCAATAATATCCCCAGTATCGAAATTGACCAGCAGAGGACTTCTCCACCCGTACTTTTCAATACTTTTAGCTATGTTTCTTATCTGCGTATCCGGGTGTTCTTTCGGATTGCGCGGAAACGGCTTCAACTCGTCTATGTCTTTATAAATTATTGCAAGATCTTTATAGACCATTCCAAACCTCATATGTAACGAATAGCGCTCAGTCTGCCGGGTACCCACTCAAACAGCATGAACCGCTTGTGCGCTCCCACAAATCCCTCGCCCTCGCTCCACTCGTCCGTTGCTCCGTTTCGGCACAGTCTGCGGATCATCACACCGTAGATGTCTGCCTCGCTCTCATGGTGCAAATGCCCCGCGTGAATCTCTCTCACCGTGCTTTCTGCGAATTGTACAGGGTATTCAATCGTAAACTGCCCGCGCATATCGGCGTTCTGAGATTTAGTGCCGTTGCCGTGGGTTATGCCGATAAAGCATTTCTCCCAGCAGATGCATTTCCGGGGCTTCAAGCTGTCATCAACTTCCACCTGTGGGAATCTCTCCTTGAGAGCTTGCACAAAAGCCCAGCTCATGGAAATGTCATGGTTGCCTTTGCTGTAAATCACTCGCACGGAATCGGAGTTTTTTAGACTCTCAATAATGACTGTCTGCCAAAAGCCCATTGCGAGCCGCCATGCGTGAACCATGTCTACCTTTTCAATCGGTCTGCCGCTGGAAGTCCTGCCCATGAAGTCATCATTGTGGAGCATATCCTGCCCTATGATGAGATTGATACAGCTCCAACGCCGCTCCCGAATGACTTGCACCAGCTCCGTCAGCGTTTCGGCGTGGTCTGAAAGGGGAAAATGCATATCAAACAGCGGCACTTCAAGCATCATCGGCTGCTCGGCGGGTTCTCCCACCGGGATTTCCAGCGGGAGAATGCCCTCGTGGATTGCTTCAATCAGCTCGGAGAGGTCGGCTTCTGCGGCAGTCTGCTTTATCCACGCCTGTGTAACTTTCCCCGCTCCATCCACTTGCACAGTCGCGCCGTGGGCGATGAACCCAGCGAAGGTGCCGCTCTCAAGTGTAGTCTCATCGGCGAACTTTTTCTTTTTCCACTCCATGAGTTTTCGCTTGAATGTCGGGAAAGACATCGCGTCATGGATCGGGAGAAAGTATTCGGTGTATACTTCGCGTGTGGTCTTGCCGCTGCGGGCAAGCTCCACGCATTTGCGCTTGACGGAAATGTCAATAGCCATAGCTCACCTCAAAAAGTCACAAGGATTTCTTCCATGCGGTCAATCATCTCTGCCGATGCTGAAATCAACGCATTCACAGGTTATTTTTATGTTGTTTTTGACTCTCTGAATCATCGCAGCCTCCGTATTGTTGGCGTTGTCCCACCCCTCAACGCCAGTTGACCCACTATAAACCGATGCATTTTATATCCCGCCGCCAAAGCGGATCATTGGAGGAACTGGCAGGAATCGAACCCGCAACCTACCGCTTACAAGGCGGTCGCTCTGCCTGTTGAGCTACAGCACCATAAAAAAGAGGAATCACTATGAGCGAAACACCACAAAGAAAAAAGCAGAGGCGTTTACCTCTGCTTTTCTCATGTTGGCATTATATATCTTTTTTAAGGCTCTGGGGTGCAAACTTTATTCTGGGAAGTCTATCCTCGTAAGCCTGTCGAGCATATAAATCAGATAATCGGGCGGTTCTCGCCTATCCTGCTCCCAGTTCCGCAGCGTTGCAAGCGGGATGTGATAGCGCTCCGCAAATGCCGATTGACTAAGCCCTGTGCGCTTTCGGATTTCTGCGATCATATTTTCTCCATCACAGTTCTGCCCTCGTTACCTCCGGGGCGGGCTTGCTGGGATCTCAGTCCCTCTTAGGCATTATAATCCAGTACGCGGAGCATGATGTACCGGGACTTGACTCCCGGCACAGCGATATGCGGGAACTCGTCTCCGCAGAGCACCTGCGAAAAGAGGTACCGATCACCGTTGATCTCCACAACGATCTCGTCGGTTGGATTTCGGAACGGATTCAACTCGGCGGGGATCTCAACTTTCAGCCGTTCGTAAACATCAGAGGCGGGAGCGGTAGTGTACACCGTCCGCTTCTCATGGGCGAGCACTCCGTAATTGGCGTAGATGATGGTTTCCATTTTCGCCACCTCCTTAAAATCTGAACTTTTCTGCGCAGTCCGCAAAATCCTGAATGTCTGCGGTCTGTCCGTTCACGGTGAGTCGGGTGTAATATGCGTCCCCGCCAGTTACAGCGGCGAACACATCGCACTCCAGCTCACACTTGATACCGAGCATACGGAGCGTCCGGATGGTTGCCATCATCTCGATATCTGCCTTGGAGCCGATGATTTCAGCTCCCGCCGCGAACTTTTCATTCAGTCCGCGAGCCTCGCCGGTGATTTCCATTGCGATTCTGTTGATGTCC